TCATCCTTCAATTGGATTTATATCGTCATAAAACGGCTTTTTAGTATTTATACTTGGTTTTCCTAATTGAATAGTAACTTGAGATTTTTGAGGCATATTGGGTTTATCTTTTAATTTATTACTCAATTCAATCACATCATCTACTGTATTGTCTTTAGTAAAGTTTTTCTTAGTAGAAAAAAGTGTAGAAACAACATCAGTATTAGCAGTATAGTTTAGCTCTTTTCTAGCTCGTTGCATACCTTCTTTAAATTCTTTATCCTTTTTATGAATCAATGGTTCGTAATATTTACGATATTCTTTTAAATTTCTTGATAAATATGTAATATAAAAATATTCATTTTGATACCCGACGTTTTGCGTCTTGTTAATTGCTTCTTTAGTAAAACCTGTATATTGATATTTCTTTTCATTTTCTTTTAAAAATTTATATAAATTATCATACTTTTCTTTTTGCGCTCGATATTCAAAGCCACTCAGCACTGTACCCACCATCATACTCATATCATCACCGTTGTCATTACTACGCATTGATCCTTTTTGATGGATGGCATCTTTGTACAAAGGTAGACTTGCATTAAATACAATGCCATGATCTTCGCAATGCACATAAACTTCTACACCATCATCTTTACCTACAACATTTGTAGCTTTAACTTTTAGTCCAAAGTTATCTTTAAAGAATTGTTCACCTACTTTTTCAAATTCTTTACGATGCTTCTTCGCAAATTCAATCGCATCTTTTTCTGCAGGTGGTTGGAAGCCTTGTCCTACATATTTTGAAGCTTCCATTTCTTCTGGTACTGATTTTGTTTCATTGTTGGATTCGTTATTGGTAGTTGAACATCCTGATAGTATTATCGTTGCTATTAAGATTAGTTTAATTCTTTTAAACATAGCCCATCTCCCATTTATGTGTTTGTTTAGAATATAGAGAAATTAGCTGATTTCAAGTCATTCGACCTCAATCCTTATAGACTCATTATCACTGTAATTAACTCGATTAGTGCTAATAGTAGATTTTGCTAGTTGTAAAAATATTTTCGTATTTTCAAAATTAAGGTGTAACTTTTTCGTACTTTCAGACAAATCTAAAACATCATCTAATTTTTTGTCCTTTGAAAAGTTACTACTTCTCGAAAACAATGTTGTATGTACTTCTATTGCAGCTTTATAGCCTACTCCTTTCCTTGCTTGTTTCATACCTTTTTTAAAATTCAGATTATTTTTCTTTATTAGGGGTTCGTAATATTTCCTATATTCTTGGAGCGTCGGTATATTAGCAACTATATAAAAATATTCATTTTCATATCCACTATTTTGTGTTTTGTTAATTGCCTCTTTAGTAAATCCTGTATATTGGTATTTCTTTTCATTTTCTTTTAAAAATTTATATAAATTATCATACTTTTCTTTTTGCGCTCGATATTCAAAGCCACTCAACACTGTACCAACTAAAGTACTCATATCATCGCCTTTATCCTCACTTCTTAATGAGCTATCACTCTCAATTATTGATTTGTCAAATGGAATACTTGCATTAAATACGATGTCGTGGTCATCACAATGCACGAATACTTCTACACCGTCGCCACTACCTACAACATTTGTAGCTTTAACTTTTAGTCCAAAGTTATCCATAAAAAATTGTTCGCCACGTTTAGCAATTTTATCTTTATGCTTCTTCGAAAATTCAATCGCATCTTTTTCTGCAGGTGGTTGGAAGCCTTGTCCTACATATTTTGAAGCTTCCATTTCTTCTGGCACTGATTTTGTTTCATTGTTGGATTCGTTATTGGTAGTTGAACATCCTGATAGTAGTATCGTTGCTATTAAGATTAGTTTTGTTCTTTTAAACATAGCTCATCACCCATTTATGTGTTTGTAAAACTTTTATGTTAAAAAAACTACTTATTCTCAAAGAAAACAAGTAGCATTTAATAAATTACTTAGTATACAGCTAGTTTTTCTAATTGTTCTTTAACTTGAATTAAGTTTGACCGTATTAGAGAGGCAGATTGATCCATCGTTTGAATTGCTTGTCCTTCATTTTCGTTCAAGCCATTACAAACAACTTCAAACTGTTGTGCCATTTGATCAAGACGTGCATGAGCTTGTGTGTTTAAAATAAACATATCATCATATTGTGATGGTAAAGCGGTCATTCTCTAACGTACACGAGCGTCCAAAAACACTGTTGTATCAATGTTTTTGTCATTTTTAACCTTTTAGATTTTCCACAAGCGTTTGCCCTTTTTCAAATAATCTGCCCTTTTTTCGCCCCGAAAAAACGCAAAAAATAACCACAATCCTAAATTAATAGGATCTGTGGTTTTGTTGGTTGTAGGGGAATAAATATAACCGTATCGATTAAGATACGGTTGTAGCGAATGTAACATTTCTATGTTGTTAAGATATATGTATCGAGTGATGACAAGGAAGATGTCTCCTGTGGGACCAACAGTCAGATACATGGCCTCTGCCCGGCTATATAGTTCACTCCTACTATATAAAAGTAAGTATAACATAAAAAGCACCCCGTAAACTGTTATACGGGAATGCTAAAGTCATATATACTACGGGGAGTAGTATGAAAACTATGCTCTCTATCGCAAGGAAAAAACACCCAGTGACATGCTTGGGTGAACAAGGATAGATGTAAATAGTTGATGCATGTGTAACACATCATAACAAAAAACTAGCCCGAAGGCTAGCTATAACATAAAAAAATAGGCAAGTACCGAAGTACCTGCCAGTTACGCACATTTAAATCTTGAGAGTAATGTTAAAAAGTGTATAGGAATATTAACATCCATCCAAATAGTTATTTAATAACTGTAAGATTCCCTATAATTAATGTAGCAAAATTTTTATTCTAAGTAAATACTAAATCGTGCTAAACTTACCAAAACTACTTATTCTATTACCTGCCTTGTCTACCTCTCCGGTCGCAATATAGCGACGTTGTCCACTATTAGCAATATAAGTAATCCATCTATAACCATTAATACAATATGCACCGTCATACGTAATTGTTGTGTTGTTGGGTAATACCCCTGTAATTCTTGAATTAGTTGAATAACCGTCTCTTACATTATTACCTTTAACATTAGCTACTGTGTAATTGCCTTGTTCTTTTTTATAAGGGACATTATTCTTATCGAGTGTATAACCTGCTGGCACTGGTGGATTTTTTTGGTTTTTAGCTGATGTTTTAACATTACCAGCTACCAAACCACCTATAGGCTTACCATGAATCGCACCGGCTATTAATTTAGAATACAAGTCATAGTTTTTCTTAATCCAATCCATATCATTTTTATTAGTAATAAAACCTAATTCAGATAAACGATAATTTATATTTATTTCTGCTGATACATTAACATTTAGTAAATCATTACGAGGTGTCACACCTCTTATTTGTCCTAAGTTATTTTTAATAACATCTTGTATACTTTTATCAATAGTATCTGCATTGAATTGACTTGAGATAATAACATGCCCACCACTTGCGCTTTCTCCTGCTGCGTCTAAATGTATTTCTAGAACAATGTCATACCCCTGTGATTTAACCCAATATAAGCCATAATCTTTTTTATTGCCTACATTAACACCGTATGCAGTATCTTGATACATATCTTGTGATTGACTTGAGCCACCGTATAATGCAACTTCATGTCCTGCATGTCTTAAATACTTAGCGATATTAGGCGTTATATATTTACGTATAAAATCGCGTTCGTTTGTTCCGTTTCCTACTGCTCCAGGATCGTTATAACCATGACCGGCTACAAGCATAATTTTTTTAGGTTTAATTACTGCCTCTTTTTTTGTAGTCGCTTGCTTAATAACGCTTTTAGCTTTATCTCCAACACTTACTTTATCTGGGAAATTTAATCTAATAAAATACATTGGGTCATCGTAATAATGAACATGTCTTGTAACAGTTTCAGGACCCCAACCAGGTTGCGCAACGCCATTTGTCCAACCTTTACCATTCCAATTTTGCCCATATGATGTGAAAGTGTTTAAATTTGCGCTCTCAACAATTTCAACATGTCCAGCTCCGCCACCATACTTTGACGGGAAAACGACAATATCCAACTTTTGCGGTAAAAAGCTATCATAGTTTTTAATTATTTGCCCGTATTTTTCAATCCTTGCTTTATTATCAAATGGAATATTATAAGCGTATAAACCTTGTAACCTTTCGCCTGTTGCTATCATAAAAAACATATTTGCGTAATCGTAACACTGAAATCCATAAAACAAATCAGGATTGAACTGCTTCCCTAATGAATTATCAAACCATTTTTCTGCTTGGTTTTTTGTTATCAACATTGGTCATCACCTACCCTAAATCATTTGTGTCGTTCATATTCGTAGGTGTCATTACTTCTTTAATTGGCGCTTGCCCTGTTGCTTTTCTATATTTACTTTCAGCTTTATATTTCTTTAATTTTTGATTCGCCCATTTCCCTTCTTGAGATGTTGGATTATCTTTATATGTAGTATATAAAGCAACAACTGTTAAGATAATCGATGAAACACTTTCTTCATCTACTGGTATCGGACTTATACCTTTATTCGCTAAGAATTGATTTACTAATGCTAAGATCAATACGATGTATCTTGTTATTACTTTTGCATCCATTTGTTTGCTCCTTTTATCCAAAATAAAAAGCCAGTGCCGAAGCACTGACTCTTAAATATTACTTACACTTACCAAACCAGAAACACGACCAAAAGCTATATCCTAAAATTCCCTTAAGCATGGTGATCACCTCCTTTAAATGCCAAAAATAGTTTTTAACAAGGCTATAACAAATGTACTTAGAATCGTCCCTATTAATCCTAGAATCCACATCTTGATGTCTCTAATATTTTTAGCATTTTTCTCTTTATTTTTTTCATCTTCTTCTTTGTCACGCCTTAGTTCTTCGAAATTTCTATCTAACTTGTCATAAATTTTTTCTTGCGTTCTCAGACTGTCTTCTATTCTGTCGAATTTTTCAAACATAGTCTTATCATTTTCTTCTAATCGCGTTAAACGCCAATCTTGTTCGTGTCGTTTGGTAAATCCAAACATTACACCACCCACTTTATTCAAATTAAAAAGCCATAAGATTATAACCTATGACTCTAGATTTTCTGGATACTTTTCTCCTGTAATAATTGCATATTCCTCTTTATCTATAACTTCCATATCTACATACCACGCTATATCTTCTTTACTATATTCTTTCAATTGATACCATGTTTTAATATCTTCGAATGTTGGTGAAATTAATTTAAGCATTTTCAGTCTCTCCTTTAACCTCTTCTAATTTTTTATTAAGTGTCACAAGTTGTTTTGCCATTAGTGCATTTTGCTTATTAACTTGCATCGATAACTTTGTACTTTGAACAACTTGTTTCTGCATACTAGCAACCATTTTTCGTAAGATGTCATCAGAAGCGACTGTGTTTTGTTCTTCACTGTCAATCTGTTGATGCAAGTCATCTTTTTCTTCTGAATAATCTTCGTTAAAAACTATTTCCCCATTTGAATATTTAAAGGCTTTAGGTCTAAAAACTTGAGAGAAATTTTCTGGTAAATTTTCAATATCAATACCTTCTTCAAAGCCGCCAATGATAGCGTATGAAATTATCTCATTACGCTTGTTAACTAATATTTGCATTATTTTCTCACTCCTATAATTTTGTTAATTGTCCCTCTATTTGCGTTCGCACCAGAGCCTCTTTGACTTCCTAAGTCGAAATAGACATCGTTTGATATAGTTAAAGATGTACGACTAGATTTAGTTAATCCAAACTCATAAACACCTCCACCATTTCCATCACCATCTGGAAGATTTGAGGGATTCAATGAAATCTTTCCTCCTCCAAAAGGACTGCCAAACTCTGTAAAGTCACCACCTGGAAAAGTCCCATAAAAAATTAATAAAATAAATTGGTCTAAACTCTCATTTAAGTACAATGTAGAGCCCACACCATTTGCTGTTCCATCAAAAATAACCGAATACCTTTTATTAAACTTGTCATCTGCGTATAATTTAGCGTTACTTTCGGCCATATTAGCTTTTGATTGGGCACTTTGAACAGTTTCAAAAGGTGTATTGTAATCATTAATAGCTAATTCTGACCACTCAGACCATGAACCCGCTTCTTTTCTTTTAACAAACACTTTATTTGTACCGTTCGGTCGATAAGTCATACGCTTGTAATCTGAAGTTACTACTAAATATTCGACAGTACCGTTAGTACTAACATCTCTTGGATAATTTATAGCTTGCGAAACATAAATAAATTGGGTTGAATCACCTATTCTTTGTTCTGGATTATTAAAATCAAATCCAGTAATCTGCATTATCTTACCATCATCTTTAGTAATCTTAGCTTTTTGCCAATTTGAAGCAGAACCACTTGTGACTAAACCACCACTATTCACTGACTGCTTGAAGGCTTCATGTTTCTCATCCATATATCGCTTTTGCTCATCGAATGTTCTTGAATATGCTTGCGCTTTATTTTCCAAATCAGATATACGGCTATTAGCAAGTTGCTTTAATTCATCAATACTTGAAGATTTTGCTATTTGAATATCTGATAGACCTTTTTCTTTAGCTTTTTCAATCAGACTCGCATAATCCTCACCATTTTTTATAGCCTCGTCCATTGCTTTCGCGCGATCCATAATAGTTTTTTCTAATTCTTGAAACTCAACAATATAGTGTAGTTTTGTTTCAGAGGGAATCTTGCTAAACAAACTTTTTTCAACGTTAAATGTGATAGTTCTCTCTACAACTACCACGTCTGAATTACCTAATTCTGCAACCGAAACTTGAGCTTGATAACTTCCATCTCTTTTAATTACATCATTAGGTAATTGAAATTTTAAAATACCTTTAAATGGATCTAATATTTCTAGTGGAGCAACTACCATTACTCCTTTACCTCGAATCGCTATTCGTGCTTTGATATTTTCTTCACTCAGTAATAACGGTTGATTATTTTTAATGATATTAAAAAGAAGAACAGAAGAATCACTCTCTCCTGTTCTAAAAGTTATATCTAGATTTGAAATATTTTCATAATGCGCTGTGTTTTCTAAATTTATAGCTACAGATTTCTCTAAATTACTCATTAACTTATAATTCTCCCTTCGTGTAAAGTCCATGGCCCTGAACTTGTTTTACTATCATAATTTTTCAATAGTATCTCAGCAGATGCTGTAACACTATTACGAACTAGCCTATGAACAAAGCCACCTGTGTTTGAAGCTTCTACATATAAGTTCCAACCAGCTACCCCTTTACGTTCAGTTGGAAAATCTGTAAAACGTTTTGTATCATCCGTAGTTAAATAAAACGACATGCCTACTATGTTAATATCTGACATTTTTGTGATGAATGAAGGTACTCTCTCCCATTTACCACTATTTTTAGGCACATAATTCCAGTCCGAAATGTCTCCAGTTCTTCCAGAAAGCACCCTTTCAAAAGTCATCATATTCCTTGCATAACTATTACGCGTCAATATCTGAATTACATCACCGCCAGTTTGTGGTGGCTTAACTTCCAAGAACCAACCTGCATCACGCCATTCTCTTGGTAATGGGAAATCATCGATTTGAACTGTATGATCAGTGTATAAATAGTAAAGACCTGGCTCTGTTAACATCCCAAGATTCTTAAGTTTATCAGGCCTCATTGGTAAAGGTTTAACTCTACCACCTGTGTCACTCATGATAAAAGGAACGCCTCTTGAGTGAAGTATTTCTAAAATACCTCTTTGCCCAATCATGAAAATACGATGTGTTCTATTTCCATCACCACCGACAGTAACACCTAGCATCAAAGCTTTTTTACCACTATCTTTGTCATAGTATATTTGCAAACCTTCTGCTTCCGCAAATTCGCCAGGAAATGAATCTAGTGTTCCACCATAGTCAGCATTAACCTGATACGCTTCTTCTCCTGTTTCTAAATCGAAAGCCGTTAAATAGTTTCTATTATTTGGATTACTGTCTCCTGTATACCAATACAAGTATTTTTCATCAAAAGTCACACCCTGCATTGGTTGGGTTTCGTTTGTTAGTCTCATAGGGATACTGATTTTATGCAAAACTTTATCAATATTTTTATCAACATCGTCTAAACTTCTTATCTCTATATAATTCATTGAGTTTTCAAGTTCCCACTGACTTCTAGGTCTCTCAATTCTGTATAGAATTTTATTTTCTTTTTCATTTATGACAGGGGTGATGTAGGGTTTTTCTGGGTGTCCTGTAAATACATCTTGCATACCATACTTGCCATAGCTAATTTCCACATTAGGCGTATACTTGAAACGAACTAATGTATTCTCATTATTACCATTTAAGATAAAACTATAAATCCATAACTCATCATCAATATATCTATAACCGTTATGTGTACCATGACCCCCACCTACAATCAATGAGCTGTCTATAAATTGACCATTAGGTCTTAAACGACTTAGCATATAGCCATTATTTCTAGCTTGTGTCATGTATACTATGCCTGTTCTATTATCAAACCAGAAGGATTGCATTACTGCATTTGTAAGAGGTGCAAGTTCTGTCACAAATAAAAACTCTTGCTTATCAGGTTCAAAACGATACTCGATATCAAGAATTTCTTGTTTGGTCTTATTTAATTCTCTTATAGTTTCCTCTTTATTAATTTGAGTTTTGGTTTCCCAATCGTCTAAATGTTCTTTTAATGTGTCAAAGGTTTCGCCGTTTACATTAACTCGAGCTTGAACAATCTCATTAGCACTGTTATTACGTGGTGCCACAACAAGTGCGTTAATTTGACTTTGTAAAGATTTGTTTACTGCTGCTTGCGATCTACCATTATAATAAATTTGCTCAGCGAAGTGTTGCATTGTTTTAGCTTTCTGATGCAACTTAAACTCTGTTGTCAAGCCAAGCGCAAATTGCTCTATTCTTTGCAGGTTTTGAATTTCTTTAGCTCTATAATCTCGACCTGCTAAAGCTCCCAAATCCTTTATTAAATACAAATTTTCCATAATGCACCTTCCTTTCTAATAAAATAGCACTGTACCAAGTTTCCCACTATCGTCAACTGTTATTTTCCACAATTTACCGTTTGGGGATTTCTGTACAATGCTATTTTGAATAATTCCTGCTTCGCCTATTTTTAATTTATCTAATTTATTTTTATCATCTACCGAAATGATACCGTCTTGAGGCAATCCATCAATATCACTACTGCCTGCATAAGGTATCCCATTTATAGCTTTCCAGTGTGTAGCTGGAAAGTACTGTTTATCGTTTTCAAGTAGCGCTTTGATTTTAACTTCTTCTGTTGCCATTATATTAATACACTCCCTATATCCATTGTCTCGAAAGGAGAATTCAAAGTACTAGTGTATAAATGATTTATACGATTTGCTTGATAGTTATATCTATTATCTTGTGCAATAACTCGTCTGTTAAGTGCTTGTTGAATTTGTACCATATCTTTTATTTCATTGCTGAAAGACACTTCATCTATTGCGTTTACAAATGGATGTGACCTATCAAGTTTAACAACCTTTAATTCAGTGTTATATCCCATTAATTCATGAACAAAAAATACGCTATCTCTTGGCTCTATTTTTTCATAACCTATATAATTAACATCTAATTCAGTCTTAGGAGTATCATTTATTTGCTTTTTTGCAAATTCTAACAGCTTATCCTGTGTTTCGATATCTTCATTTGTTTGCGTATTAGCATATCGAATCCCAAACTGCTTTGCACTATCTGCGACGTAGTCGACAATTGCTTTGTATTGATTGCGACCTGAATTATCAGCAATTAAATTTAAGACTGTTGATTTTTCAGTTCCAACATACATACAAGGCTTAGCTTTTTTATTTGAAGATATATCAATTCTATTTTTGGGGTCTTCTCCTAAAAATATCATTTCTAAAACGTGCTTGCCTTTATCAATATTTTTTATTAAATCTATTGTTTCAGACTGAACCGACTTAGCAAAACAAGAAATTTGCTTAATTTGCTTGCCGTCTAAAATCAACTTATATATTCCACCTTGAGAGCCCTTTTTTATTGTAAATCTAACTGTTTCATTACCATACTTGCAATCAAAGTTAATAGTAGCTTTAGACCCAATTGTTTCGGTACGATAAGTACCTTCTTTTATAAAACCATTTGAATATTTAATGTCAGTTGTTCTAATAGGATTATAATTTTTCTTTTCCTCAGCTGTATACTTTTTTCCAAAAACTTTTATAGCTGTTCTTAATTCCAATGTACTGACAGTTGCAGATACAGTATCAGTATTATATTGATATCGAATCACTTTCTCGCTTCTTTGATAAAATGTTTCAGGAGAATAAAAACCAATCTCTGTATCATTTGGGTAAATTATACAGCCAAACAGGTCTACCGCTTCTTTACAGTATTCTAAGCCGTTTTTGTTACCTAATTCGTCAATCGGTACTTTTCGCTTAAAATCTCCAATTATTTTATAGGTCATTTTGACCGAAGTTTTTTGATTTGCAAATCCATATCTTAAGTACTCATCTAAAGAGTATTCTGGCGTTTTACCAGTTTCGCTACTGTCGTCATCAAGCTTATTTGATTCCACTGAGTGATTTTGAAATTCATACATTATGTGATATGCCGTAACTTCAATAAAAACTTTATCACCTTCAACCTTTGGCGCTGTCTGCTTAATTGTATATTTTTCACCATGATAAATTATGAAGTTTTCACAAATCAATAAATCAAAAACAAAACTATTATGAGTAGTTCTATAAACTGTAAAGGTGATGTACCTAGCTTCATTCAGTTCATAATATTCTTTAAAAGAACCATAATCTACATCTAGTAAATTTTCACAAATCAATTCATTAAAATCCATTACTGATAAATGATCATGATAATCCATTAAATCACCTACCTATAAATAAAAGGAAACTTAAATGTAGTTTTAATATCACTGACGTCTCCTTTAATCTTAAATTCATTTTTACCTGGCGCTAATGTTATAATGCCTCTATTTGTATCAATTCCCACTCTATTTATATCTCGATATGCATACACACCATCTAAAACAAAATCAGTGTTTTTATCTATACTTTTGTTGTACTTAAAAATATCACCTGTTGTATAGTTAACCAGTTCAAATCCTCCACTCGCATTTAAATTAATTAATATTTTCAAATCGTGCTTGAATCGTGGATTTATCGTATCAGTAGAACCGTTCCAAATAGTAAATTGATTTGATGTATGAGTATATTTAGGTGTGAAATCAAGAGGAATTCCATTTTCAAACATCCAATTAGAGTCGAATAAGAACTCGCTATCGGTCCAATTAACTGATTCAGAATACCCTTTATAAACATTTAAACTTACTTCAATTTCAGTTGAAGAACCATCTTTTAAATTAGATGTAACATTAGCTGTATTCACTGCATATTTAACACCAGGCATTTGAGAAGTAATAACATAATAAGGATGTCTGCGATTAAACACAGATCTAAACCAATGCTCAAATAAATTTAAATCTATAACATCTATACCATCATAGCCAAACCTTAATACTAATGAAAAAGGCGCAAAACTAATTGCGCCCGGTAAAATACCATCTACTCCGTTAATAGTTACACTGTTATCATTGGTGTTTGGACTTTCAGCCCTTGCATCTAAAAATATAAGCTGATTAAAATCTGTTATTACTTCTTCCTTGTAACCATCTATGATTTTTACAAAAGATTGCATTAATTAGTCAAACCTCCCATATAATTATTTGCATTTGCTCTATGCCCACTTTGTTTTGACAATATTTTTTCTAAACCTCTAATTGCATCATTAGAACCTAAGTTATTATCCTGAGAAGAAACAGTTTGAATCAATGCATCTGTTAATTTATTTCCTTTATCACTTAACATAACAATTTGTTTCAACAATTTTTCAACTGTTGAAGTATCATTATTTACAGTGATGTTATTTGGCTTGCCATCCATACCGATGATGCGCATAACCTGTTCAGTTAATTGAATTGCTCGTTTACGTCTAGTTAAAGGGATAACCATTTCCTGTTTATCTCCTTCACCCACTTCAGCAAGTTGATGCTTTGTAATCAAACCACCATTCGCATATCTTCTTGGACCACTTGGAGACCAACCACCTCTTGGGTTAAACTGTGAGCGCCAATATCTGTTGTTAAAGAACGCTAATAACTGATCGTAACCACTATATATATTGTTGTGACCTCTAACAGCATAATGTCTAAATGTTTGTGGGATATATTGAAGCAATCCTTTTGCTGGATTGCCCTGTAAAACGTTGATGTCTCTAAGCGCACTAGATTGAGTTATACCTGCATTTCCTCCTGATTCGTGTTGAATCAAGCTAATAATATTTCCTACATCACCCGAAGTAACATTAACACCCATTCGTTTTGCTGCACGACGTATATCGCCTGCCCAAGCAGATGCAGCCTTATTAACACCTGAACCACTTCGAACGCCACTACCTTTAAGTGACTTCAACCATTTTTCTGGATCTTTAGCTGTATCATTCCCTGGATGTGACCCTTGCATCAATTGGAAATGTAAGTGTGCTCCTCTAACGAAATTACCTGTAGCACCTGATTTCCCTATCAGTTGACCAGCTTTAATACGTTGGCCTTGTCTTGCTAATTGCTTAGATAAATGCATATACCAGTTCCATTCATTAGCACCAGTCTTAATTTGTATAGAATTACCGCCACCGTAATCAGTCCATACCTTATCTGCTATACCACCTTTAACGGCATAAACGTTTGTTCCAGAAGGCATACCAAAGTCTATACCATAGTGACGACCGCCATTAAAGTTAAGTCCACCTGTGTAGCGTCCAAATCTTTGCCAGATTGGATATTCAAATAGATAGCTTCCATCGCCTCCACCACCGAAATCTTCAAACCACGATTTTACTTTGTCTACTAATTTCTTTTTGAGCAATGAGTATGCGCCTTTAGCTATTTTTACTGTAGCGTTAGCTCCGCCTCCAAAATTAATATTTAAACCTGACATTACTTTATTTACTAGTTTCCCTGGATGTTGTACGTAATCCCACACATCGCCGATTTTATCGCCTAACCAAGATGCACCATCTTTGATTTTATCGCCTGCTGCTTCAACCATTTCTTCTGCACCTTTTTTGATATTATGCGCTGTGTTTTTAGCTGTAGCTCCATATTCTCCTGCTTTTTTACCTATATTACCTTTAAGTTGGTCTAGCCAATCTTTCTTTTTCGTACCTCCATGAAACTTTGGTAAAACACCCATACGCTGTAACTTCAGAGTGTCATTAGCATTTATTACGCTATCCCCAACTCCTAGTGGAACAACCACATCTCGTCCTTGGGGTGCATGGAATGTTCCGTCAGCCCTGTGAATTACTTCTTGAACTCCACCACCTGGGGCGTTTCCAGAACCTCTATCATTTAATACAGCAAATGTCGGTTGCGTTAATGCTCCCGAATTATCGGTAGCTACACCCTTTCCTGCTAAAGTACCAGTAGACAATGTAGGTATTGGCTTGATGAGATTTTTATCAGTAATGGCTTTAGATATTTTATTAATACCGCCAATCATGCTATTCAAACCGCCAATAGCTTTATTAGCAACATTTTTACCTAAATCAGCCGCAGCTCTTCCCATGTCTTTACCAATATCTCTAATCCAATCATATGTTTTGGATAGCCATTTTCTAAAACCATTAAATACTGATTTAGCGTTAGACCATGCCGAACTTGAAATTGCATCAAAACGATCGTGGGCTCTTGAATACATATCCCCAGTCCAATCTTTTAAAGATTTGTATGAGTTACTAAACCATTTCGATGTTCCTTTCCAAACGGATTTTGCATTCGACCAAGCTGTACTAGAAATATTATCCCATTTCGCGCGAGATTTATTAGCCATATCCGTTAGCCAGCCCTTTGCACTTTTATATGCATTGCTAAACCATTTTGATGTGCCTCTCCAAATAGATTTTGAATGCGCCCAAGCTTTATCTGAAGCATCTGAATACTTTTGCTTAGTTTGATTGTAAATACTTCCTGTTGTCGATTTAACAGATTGCCAAGCTTTTCCAAACCATTTACCAGTACTATTAGCTATAGCCTTAGTGTGGTATCCTACAGAACTTTTGGCTGAGCTCCAACCTGAACTTAATTTGCTTGGAATCCCTTTGATTCCGCTCCACATTTTTTTCATTTCGCCGCCAAAATGATTAGCATTTCTGCCCATTTTACTAAAGGCTTCGCCAGTTTTACTTTTTACGCCGTCCCAAGCATTTCCAAACCATTTCTTTATATTTTCTCTGTTTCTACGAGCTGTTTCTTCTTGTTCTTTAGCGTATTTATCGCTTTTTTTCTTTTGGTCTTCTCTAAAGTTAGACCACCAACTTTTAAGGCCATTCCACCACTTTTCAGTATTTTTATATACACGTCCACTGGATAAATCCATTTCTTTATCAATATCTTTATTTTGCTTTTTAACAACATCTACTACAGCATCTTTTTTAGATTTTACTTTTCTTACTTCATCTTTATGTCTTTGATCAGCAATAGCTAACAATTTATCTTTTTCAGACTTAGAAAGGTTGACGTTATTTTTTATAGCAATGACATCATCTTCATATTGCTTGTCCACTTCTTTTTTTCTTGCTTTTCTTGCTTTTTCTGCTTCTTTAATTGCTTTGCTCGCTTCGTCTATTGAATAAGCATTTCTGTTTCTTTGCATTCTTACTAAAATACGCTCTTGCTCTTTTTCAGTCTTACTCAATTCTTTAACAGTGATATCACGTCTTTGATTTTCAAGCTTTTCAATTTCTTTTCTTTCATTTTCTGAAATCTGACCATCACTCAAAGCTTTTTCTTTCAATTCTTTGATTTTCTGATTGAGTTCTTGCTCTTTTTTAATTCGCAAGTCATTTTTTTCTTTAGTTCGAGTTAAAATGTTTTGCTTTTCTTGTTCATCGAATGCACTATACTTATCAATAAGTTCTTGAGTTTTTTCGAGTTCCTTTTTATTTCTTTTTTCTATTTCAGCTATAAGGTTATTAGATAAATCCGTTTCAATTTTCAAAAGTTTTTTTGCTTTGTCTTCTGATATCTGACCCGAGTTTAAACGTACTTTTTCCATGATTCTGCTATTTTCTTCAGAATAATGCACATATTTTTCTAAAGCTTTTTCTGTTTCTTTTGAAACACCTTTCCCTAACACTTTTACAGTATCAGACGCTTTTTTAGAAGCTGTGCCCATGGTTTGCATAAATCCTTTAAACTTGTTGACTCCTACTTTGAGAAGGTCATCGTCGCTTAATGATTTATAACCATCTTTCATATCTTTTGAAAACTTTTCTTTGAAGCTTTTGCCGATACTTCCAAGATAGTTTTTAAACTCTCCTAGCTTTCTAACAGCGCCGCCAATAATTTTACCACCAAAAAACTTTATAGTTTCTCCTAAACCGTTAATACCGTTTCTGAACCATTCCACACGATCATATGCGGTTTTAAAAACTTTATATGCAATTGTAATAGCAGTTATTGTAGCACCTATAGGTCCTGTTAAAAACTTTAAGGCTACACCAGCAAATCTTGCGCCTCCACTTACTGCAAATAAGGATTTTGCGGCTAATCCTAAACCGTTTTTCAAAAGTTTGAACGGTAAAATTGCTAGCTTTGCAGAATTTTTCAAAACATTTATAGGTTTTAAATTAAACAACATAGCTCCGGCTAATCCTTTAAAGCCTTTTGACGTTTTTCCTGTTGTAGAACCAAGAAATAAGGTTTGAAGACCTAAAGATTTCATTGCTTTTGAATTAGTATTTGAAAGGATTGTATTTTCAGCAATACGTCTATTTAATGACGCATATCCTTTAGCAGCACTTCCAACTGTACGTATTAATAACCCTCCAGCAAGAACTGCAGGTCCAATTGCTGCACCAAAAAGTGCTAATCCTACTGAAGCTTTTCTAACCCAACCAGGGAGATGTGTAAATCCATCAACTAATTTTGTTAAACCTTCCGCTCCTGCTCTAATCATAGGCGTTAAATCTTTACCGACTTCGATTGCTAATGATTCAAAAGCGCCACCTAATTGTTCCAGAGCGCCTTTGAGATTATCTTTCATCAAATCTGCTGCTTTTTTACTTTCGCCATTGGAATTCTTTAAGGATTTACTATAGCTATTAATTTTATCTGGTCCCGCTTCAATCAAGGCTAAAAATCCACTTGCTGCTTCAGTACCAACTATTGTAGCCACTGTAGCTAGTTTTTGTTCTCTCGTCATGCCTTTCATATTATCTTGGAACTGTCTAATCAATTCACCCATGCCAACAAATTGACCTTTAGCATCAGACAAATGAATACCTAATTTTTTCATTTCCTTAGCTGTATTTTTACTTGGATTAGCTAGCCTGATAAATGAAGCTCTTAGGGCAGTACCTGCTTGAGAACCCTCTAAACCTGAGTTAGATAAAACTTCAATTGCTGCGGAAGTGTCCTCTATTGAAACTCCTAATGCTTTTGCAGGAGTACCAGCATACTTCAATGCATCTCCCATGTACTGAATATCTGCAGCACTATCATTTGCTGATCTCGCAAGTAAATCAGCAACATGATTTGCATCAGATGCTTTTAAACCGAAAGAGTTAATCGCTGAAGCCATTACAGTTGCAGTTGTAGCCATTTCTGCACCACTTACTTCTGCTGCACTGATAACACCTGGCATAGCCTCCATTGTTTGTTTGGCATTAAAGCCTAAAGCTGCCAATTCTTCCATACCTTTAGCAACTTCGTTAGCACTTTTACTGGTTTTAGCTCCTAAGTCAACTGCTTGATTAGACATGCTTTTCAAGTCTTTACTGCTTGCTTGCGCAATCGCTCCAACTCGAGACATTTGGCCTTCAAAGTCTGCACTTGTTTTTAATGCTGCACCTAACCCTAAAGTAATTGGTGCAGATACGCCCATCGTCATTGTACGTCCCAGGGAAGTCATTTTGTCTCCAATAGAACTAAATTTCTTTGACATGACATCCGCTTGACTTGCAAGTTTACCGAAATGACTTTGAGCTATCATTTGTTCTTTGTTAAAAGTCTTCATTTCGGATGAAGCTTTATCTATTGAACGCTCCAAATTATTTAAAGCAGCTTTTTCTTTATTAACAGCTGTTTCAGCTTTTGCGACATTAGCGCTATGATTCTTAATAGTATTGTTTAAATCATTAAATTCTTTTTCTGTTTGCTTTAATTTAGTATTAGTTTTAGCGTAAGAACTTTCAATTTTATCATTTGATTTTGAAAGATTGTCATTTTGCACTTTTAGTTTTTGAACTTGATTGCCTTCTTGTTTATATTGTTCAACAAGTGCTTTATGCTTAGCGGACTGCTTCTGTACTGCGTCACTTGCTCTTTTTAGTTGTGCAGTAGTAGCTTGGTTACTATTCTTAAGCTTTTGTTCTGCATCTCTCAACTGTTTAAGTTTTTGATACGCATCTTGTTTACGTTGATTTGTACGTTTATATTGATTTTCAGCTTTTTTAAGTTCTGTATTCGATGATTTTAAGGCTTCTTTAGATTTATCAAGAGCTAATTTTTCTTTTTTATTGGCTTCTACTAACTTTAAATATGCTTTCTCAACATCTTTTACACTGGATTTAGCTTTTTGGTAATTAGCGTTAACTTGTTTAAGCTCATCTTCTACTTGAGAATACATCTTTTTTTGAACTTTAAGCCTATCATTTAACCCCTTAATTCTCGCCTGATATTTTTTCATTGATTTTTCAGACTTATCAAATGCTGACAGATTAGCTTTCATTTCACTATTAACAACACCTAATTGTCGCTTTAAACCTTTCATGCCTTCTTGGACACCTAAATGGTCTAATTTCAGCTCCAAGGTCATGCCTTCTACTTTTTCATTCATATTAACCTCCTTTCTAGCTTCCAAAAAGTTTTCTTAAATCCGTACCTGTAATGACTTTTTGTTCACTTTGTTTTTCTTCAGTCTCTTCTTTATTCTCTTCATTAAGTATTTCTAAAAGTTTTACATACGGTTGTTTTCTGACTTCAGTTAATGTCCACCCATACTGTTCCATACAGAAACGTTGTATTTTCTTAATGTTCGATAAAATGTCTCTTATTGAGATTGTTCTTCTGTCTTTCCCATCTCTTCTGGTTCAGTTTCTGAATCTTCTTCATCTTCACCATTGATTTCTCGAAATATATCTTTCAAGGCTTTTGTATAAGTTTTAGTGCTCATCTTGTTCAGAACATCTTCTTCAGTCAATCCTTCATCTTTAAATAAATCTACTAATAACTGTCGCTCTTTTTGTCTCATTTTTGTTGCGTTAGGTGCTTCTTTTTTATTCTCTTGATTTACTAATTCTAAATACTCATAGCATTTTTCTGCTTCGCCCATTGTTACATCTTCTTTTGTATAGCTCTCTGTTTTTCCTGTTTTACGATCTTTAATTTCAAATTTAATCATTGTATTAGCTCCTTTTATTCAAATAAAAAAGACGCAGATATACTGCGCCTTAAATCCCTATCCGTTTGTTACTGTCACTGAAATTTGTCCTGACTTATCGCTTCCATCAGTAGACGTAGCAGTGATTACTGAAGTACCTTCAGCTACACCGTGAATTGCTCCTGTATTTTCATCTACAGTAACAAATTCTGGATGTTCACTTGTATATTTCAATATTTTATTCGTTGCTGTGCTTGGTGCAATGTTTGGCTCAACATTGTCATCGGTATTTACCATAATTGATTTAGTTTCTGGTGTAAATGATACGCCTGAGACTAGAATTGGATTGGTTTTGAATTGAGGTACATCAACTTTACTAGATTCTTTACCATTTTCTTCCCATGCCACTTGGTAAGTACCTTTTGGATAAGTTGTATCCGCTTCTAAATTAGATAAAGTTACTGACACTTTGCCTTCACCTTGTTCAGAAGCTACGACGTCGTCTCCTTTATAAACCTTTAAAGTTTTAGTCATAAATTATTCTCCTTTGATTTATTTTGAAAGCCCCTATTCTGCTGAAACTGTTGCAGATTTTGAATTAACTGCTACTTCAACATTTTGGGGGTTAGCTGGGTAACGAACCTGCAGAATCCTCTGAATGATCTTCACTGTCCGTGTATCCAACGAATACTTTTTTGAAGAATTCTGCTTCTCCTTCTTTACCTTCATGATAACCGTATACAATACCTTGTGACGTTCCATCAACATCAACTTTTCTATTCATCCAGTCACCTGTTAATTTTGTAGGTTCTGGGGCTTCTGCTTTTTCACCTCGTGTTTTAAATTCAATTGAATCTAAACTAAAAGTACCTTTAAGTAAGGCTACATATACCGGCTGACCTGTTAAACCATCTTCCGATTCGCCAATTACTGTTACATACGGTGCTCTTGTATTCTCTCCTACCCAAGATGTACCATTTTTATCTTTAGTACGTCCAATAACTGTGTTTAAATCATCACTTGGAATATTGAAAATACTCATGTCAGACTTAACTTCATTAGTACCTTGTTTTTTCATCCATACACGTTTGTTAGATGCAAACATATCTACTAAATCTGGTGCTAAACCTGTGATATTTAAGTCAACTGTACCACCTTTTTCATCTTCCCATGTCATGCGTTTAACTACTTTTGTTGCTTCTGGGTTAAAAACTCCAACGTATAATCTTTTAAAACCTACTTTATAAGAACCTTGTCCTTCTGCCATTGCTTATTTCCTCCTTAAAAATTAAAAAGCACACCTATTCGATGCGCTGATTTTTATAATATATATTTTTGGGTATGCCTTGATAACGTCTCGACATCACATAACGTTTAGTTTCTTCAAAATAAGCATCTAACTGACTAGATGCTTGAATTAAATTTTGTTGATATAACAGATATCTTATTCGTTTTGTTATATCAATTGTTTTCTGATTATTTGAAGATTCTACATCTATTTGAATTAAGTATTCTTCACTAAGATATTTATCAGACATAAAGTCTGAAGGTAAATCATAAATAGGTGTAATAACAACAAAAGGTTTGGAAGTTTCAGCATTTTCAGTGACTTTATAATAGTATATTCTAGAATTTATATATGTTTGGAGCTCTGCATCAGATAATAAAATTTCTTTTATGGTGTTTAATATATTCATTTATCTGGCCAACTCCTTTTTTATAATTTCTCTATACTTCCGTTCATTAGCAGCTAATGTTTTTGCAATAACTCCAAAACCTCTTGGTGTATATTTTTTTCCATCTCTTGTATAACCATGTTCATTCAAGTGAATAATGTTTTTGCGATTCATAGGGCCTACCCATTCAATTAAAACAGCTCTTTCTTGACTTCCTACTTTTGTATAAGGCTTAGATTTAGTCATTTCTTCTATGCTAGCACCCGTATCTTTAAAACTCTCGAATTCTTTCTTTAAAGCCTTTATAAAAAATTCAGATGCTTCATTTAAAGCTCTATCACTCTTAGCTTGCATTGATTGTTTACCGTATACCGATTCTAATTTCTTCAACACTTCAGGTATCCCTTTAATTTCTACACTCATTTTTCTGATAAAACCACTGTATTATAGCCAATATCTGGTGTATCAATTCTTATTTCTTTAATGTTGAATAATTTATCGGAATATAAGCCTCTGTCAATTTTAACTAAGTGATTTGTTTGTGGTAGATATTCAATTTTAGAAGACCTCATAATTATGGTTAGTCCTGACTTTGATTCAGTCGCTTTTAAAATTTCTCTATCTTTCATAGAAGGATTATATATTTTACAAAAGCAACTATACAATTTCATTTTTTCCTCTTCATCTGGATACGGCCCTTTGTTTATATATTGAAAAAAATACGCGCGATCTTTAAATTCATTAAATTCCATTTAAAAATCACCTACCACTTTTTTAATTTCAAAATCATTTTTTGCAATCCTTTTTCATTAAACACCTTGCTTCTAGATTGGTCATTTGAGTATCCACGACTTTCATAATCTCTTGCAATGATATATTTAATCGCTGTACAAAAAAGCGGGTATTCCAAGTCATCTTTGTCATAATCTGGAACCCCACTTAATAGTAATTCAGACTTAGCCGATTGAATGAGACCTTCAATTAAATCATTTTCGAAATTATAGTCAATTCTCAACCACAATTTAATTTCTTCTAAACTCAT